AATCAGAAGCTGACCAGATTGCTGATGAGATTTTAGCTAAAAATATAGCTACTGCTCAAGAAGAAAGTATTGAAGAACAAAAAAGTACTGGACAATATGGTAAAGAAGATAATATAATATCTTTTATAAACTATAATCCTGCTTTTAATAACTATAGAAATGTAGTTATACCTAAAAAAGATGATTGGTATAAAGTTAAAAGTATTTACATTGGTAATAAATTAGAGGATAATAATATAGGTTTTAATACTTTAGCAGTACAAAATATAAACATGTTAATAGACTTAAAAGAATTACAACCAAATCTATAGGAGTATAATATGGATTGGATGAACAGTAAATTAAATCAACTTATAGTTTTAGGTAGTTTACTAGCTACTATAGCAGGTGTCGGTTGGACAGGTGCTGAACTAATGGGAAGATTAACAGCTGTAGAAAATGAAGTGGCTAGTATATCTAGTACGGAAAATTCTGTAGATGAAATAGAAAAAAGATTTGAAGCTATTGATGTAACTATCAAAGGCTTAGAAAAAAATGTAGATGAGTTAAAAGATGTTGATGTAGCAGTAGCTAAGATTGAATCTGAAATAGAATCTATACAAGGAAGTTTGAGTAAGCTTGAAAAGAAATCAGGCAACCCTTTAGCACAGTAATTTTAACACCCTCACTAAGGAGAAAAAGTGGGTCACAATAATAAAGAGGATATCTGTGTCCTCTGTATCCTATTTTGGATTACATTAACAGTAGTATATAGTTCAATAGCAAGTATTTAATTATTCATAACACGAGCATTTAAGCATTCCTCAATATGAGAATGGATAGCATCCATCTTTTGAGTTGCTTCTCTCAACACAATTTTTAATGTTTCAAACTCTTGTTTGGGCATGTGTTTTTCTAAAGCTTTAATATCCACACTCGTTCTTTCTGTAACGAGGTTTCCGCTTTTATCATACAACAAAGCATACCCTAACAATTTAGCTTCCTTTCTAATCTTCTTCATTTGTTATTCCTGCAAACTGTACTTGGTCTTGTCTTCCTCGAAGACCTGCTTTCATATAAGAAGTAGCACGACCTTCAAAAAAGTTCTGATGCTCAACTCCCATTACTTCATCTAACCAAGGTAGAGGATTCTCTCTTTGGTCAAAGTTAGTTTTTAATCCTAGTTGTAATAATCTTCTGTCAGCTATGTATCTGTTATAAGCATACATATCTTTCTTAGTTAATCCTTGTATGTCTCCCATATCAAATACTAAGTCTAAGAATTTATCTTCTAAGTCTACCATTTCTCTACAGATATCATATAGTTCTTTCTTAAAATCATCTGTCCAGATATCTAAGTTCTCTTGAATAAACTCTCTAAATAATTTAGTCATAGCTTCAACATGCATAGACTCATCTCGTATAGAGTAAGTAACTATCTGTCCCATACCTTTCATCTTACCGAACCTTGGAAAGTTTAACAAGATTGCAAAGCTTGAGAAGAGTTGTAGTCCTTCGGTGAAAGCTGAATAGACTGCTAAAGTTTTAGCTATAGTTTTCTTATCAGATTTTCTAGGTTTGAAGTCACCAACATAATCGTGTTTGTTAGACATCTCTTCGTACTCAGCAAACGCTTTGTATTCAATCTCAGGCATACCCACAGTATCTAATAATAAACTGTAAGCATCTTGATGAATTGATTCCATGTTTGCAAAAGAAGACATCATCATTCTTGCTTCTGGTTTTTTAAAGATAGGCATATACTTATCTATGTATCCTGCACCAACATCTACATCTGATTGAGTAAACAATCTAAATATTTGTGTTAGTAAATACTTTTCTTTTTCAGATACATCTTGCCAGTCTTTAACATCTGTGTGTAAAGGTACTGACTCTGGCATCCAATGCATTTGATTTTGTAGTTTGTAATAGTCATACATCCATGGATAATCAAATGGTTTGTAGTGGTCTCTAGTTGTTAATAAGCTCATTTAAAATTCCTCTTTTAATGATTTTAATTTTTCATCTGCTGTTACATACTGTTCTAATATAGCATCCATTGATTCTACTACATTAGGATGTTCTGCAACTCCTACTTTGTTCTGAAAATAAATTTCAAGATTAGCTTTAGCCTCTGCTTTCTCGGCAATATATTTTGTTTCTAATGCTTTAAATAATAAAGCTCCTTCATATTTAGTCATAATAATTTTCTCCTTTTGGTAAATAAATTTCTACAAAACTTCTACAGTTAGGACACGTTAAGTTAGTAACCATACTGTATTCTTCATTCTCTTTCTCTATATCGTGGTCTGCACCCCAAATTAACTCTGTACTACAATGCCAACATTTCATATTATCCCTCGCAAGCTATACACTCTACATCTTCTAAATTAATTCTAGGTATTTTAGTACTTACATTCTCTACATTTCTAGCTGCATTAGTTCTAAAGTAATACAACGATTTAAGTTTATGCATACCGTACCAATGTACATCACTAACATACTGCATGTAATCATCATGTACTTTTTGTTCTTCAGTTGCACTTGGTAAAGTAAAGAACAAGTTAACTGATTGAGCTTGACAAACAAACTCTTGTCTCATATGTGCGTGTTCNATTATCCAAATTTGATTTAACTCATTTGCTGTTTTAAATAATTCTTTTTCAGCATCGTCTAACATAGCTAAGTTTTGAACTGAACCTTCGTTAGCAGCCATTTCTTTCCAAATATTATCAAGCTCTACACCTTTAAGTCCTTTAGATTTTAAAAGCTTTTCTAAGTATTTGTTTTTAACTTGATAAGAACCTGATAAAGTTTTATGAGTGTAAACATTAGCTCGGTAAGGTTCTATAGAAGGGGAAGTACCAGAGCATATAATGCTACTACTAGCGTTAGGAGCAATAGCAAGTGCATGAGTATTGCGAAGACCACTACCGGAAATATCAGGAGCTTCACCACGGTTTTCCGCAAGAGCCTCACTAGCCTTCTTCGCCTCTTTCTTAATTTTTTTAAACGCTTGATAGTTAAAACTTGTTGCTCCAAGTCCTTCAAAAGGAATACCTTTACTTTGTAAGTAAGCATGAAAGCCCATTGCTCCAAGACCAAGAGACCTTTCACGATAGGCTGAGTAAGCTGCTTTAGCAAACCCTTCTTTGCCTTCTTTGATATACTTTTTGAATCTTTTAAAGTTCGCATTATATTCTCCAAGTTGTTCTGTATCAATAGCATTGTCAATAAAATGTTGTAAAACATTATCTAACATAGTTATTAAGTCTGCTATGAACAGAGGTTGCTCAGACCAAGCATCATAATGTTCTAAGTTAACACTAGATAAACAACATACAGCTGTGCGTTCTTCGTTAGTTACTAAAGTTATTTCAGAACAAAGATTACTTTGTCTAATCTTTAACCCTAAATCTTTTTGTCCTTGTGGTAATGCTTCGTTACAAGTATCTATATTAATCATATAGGGTTCACCTGTTTCAGCACGAGCATTTAGTATTTGCCACCATAAAGAACGAGCATTGATTGTCTTACAAGCTTCGTTAGTTTTAGGGTCTATCAATCTAAAGTCAGCATCTTCTTCTACTGCCTTTAAGAAATCGTTGGTAAGGTTTATACCATTGTGTAAATTTAAATTCTTTCTGTTTATATCTCCACCAGATTCTTTTCTCATATTTATAAACTCTTCAATCTCTGGATGTGATATGTCCATGTAAGCTGCATAGCTTCCTCGTCTTGTTACACCTTGATTGAAGGCTAACATCTGTGAGTCTACAACATGGATGAATGGAATCGTTCCAGTAGAACGACTGCCATTAGAAGTAGATATACCATTACTCCTGATATCTCCCCAAAATCCACCAATGCCTCCACCTGAACTTGCCAACCANATNTTCTCATCATAGTGAGCAGATAAACCATCCCTACTATCAGGAACATAATTAAGGAAACAACTGATAGGAAGCCCACGAGTAGTTCCCCCGTTACTAAGTATAGGAGTGCTAAACATGAACCAACAGTCGGAACAGTAATCATAAAGCCTTTGAGCAAGTTCGAAGTCAGTAGCTTGTTTGTAAGTTGCTGCAAATACTGCAGCCCTAGCGAAAGTTTCTTGAGCATGTGTCTCTTCCTCCCAGAAGTATCTATCTTTTAATGTATCTAAACTAAATTTATCTAGTTTTTTTTCTTTATCATAATCAATTTGTATACCGAGNTATGGNTTAGTTCCTACTTTATCTTCAACCATTATCATCTCCTTCTATTATTTCTAACAATTTATTTTCGTACCACTCAGCTTTATGAAGGTCTTCTATTCCATTTTTATAACGAAACCTCCAACGATACTTGTGAGAGTTACCTCGTAAGTAGCCAATAAATTCTTCTCTTGTTAACATAGCTTGTATAGAATCTATACATTCTATACCTCCTTGGTTATAATGTCTAGGACTATTTACTACATCATTGTTAAGTAAGTCTCCTATGGTTTTATATTTCTCCATTTATCCAATCCTCCTCTGGTAATTTTGTTTCACTAAACCAACGGAAGTTATTAGCTTCTGCCCATTCAGCATGTGTTCTTTTTGTTTTATCTTTTCTTACTTTAGCTCCCGGCATTGGGGCAAAAGGTTTTTGAAAAAAGAAAACTAATTCTATATGTTCTGGTAAAGCTTTCTTTATATGTATGTACTTACTGTACTCTGGAAAATCCCAGAACCTACCTTTAGCTTCTATAAGAATAACTTTGCCATCATCAAACTTACGAACAAAGTCTGGCTCGTACTTATGCTCAATAATATAATCTATGGTTTCCCAATGATGTCTCCAATCAGCAAACAATCTTTGATGTAATTCATACTCCCAATGACTATCGTAGCCTCTAGGTATATGTAATTCTTTTTTAGGTCTAGGTTTTCTAGGTTTTCTTTTAGCCATTTTATATTATAGATGAGTCATAGTTTTTTACAAGTTTCCAATATTCTAATATACTGTTAAACATTTTTGTATGTTTCCAATGTGATTCTTTATCCCAAACATGACAAGAAATAAGTTCAGTATTTTTTCTGTCAACAAATATAGATACTCGGTCTACATCTTCATACTCACAACCTTGTGCATAAGCTGATAGTTGCATACCATGTTCATCATAAACTAATTTAGCAGGGTCTTTGCCTTCTAGATTGTCTTTAGTTTTAAAGTCTATAAATATTCCTGACTTAGAATATAAATCTATCTTACCACCATAGCCTGACTTAGCACAGAAAGAATCTTCTGCTATCCATTCTTCATTAGGAAATGTTTCATCTAAATAATCCTTAATAATCTGATAAGTTTTATTATCTGANTCTCCTAAGAAACCACTCTCAATAAGAGCATGGATTTTAGTACCTTCTTCGGCAGCTTTNTTACCAATCTTTTTAGAATCTTCTTTACATCTGTAAGTAAAAGATTGTAAAGATTCATCTTNATATCTTTCTAATGTAAGTGCTGATTTTAAAGCTTGGTCAATCTTCCAATTTTCTAAAGATGGTTTAGCTATCATACCTATTATAGTAGTTACTGATGGTACGAAACCTTCTTTCTTAGCATCTCTAAGAGTAGTGTTTCTTTCTTTACCATTAGCACCTATAATAGTATATTTAGGTTCTCCGTCTTGGTCATACCAATGACCTGATTCAGAGGTAAACTTATTATAATTATCTTCAACTAATTTGTCAACCTTTTTATTCATTTTCTTTGTGTCCTATAAAATGTAGTTCTCTTGTATCTGGATTAAATCCTAACAATCTTACTCCTAATTTTTTTTGTATTTTTGTTCTGGTTTTTTTACAGTTTGGTTTCTTATTATTATCATTATTAGGATGTGTAGTTTTAACATCAATAAAAACTGTCTCACCTTTTTTATTTACAGCTATCATATCTATAGGACCTGTACATCCTGAATTTTGAAATACTTCATATCCATTATCCCATAACCATGTTACAGCATAGTACTCTGCGAAGTCTCCTTTTCTACTAGGGTTTTTAATAGGTCTCATTTTTTATTCCTCTTTGTTTATATAGTTTATCATAAAATTCTCCTACCTTTAAAATTTGTTTAGGTGTTGCAGAACTTTTTATATTGTTAGCTAATACTGAAACAACAATTACATTGCTAGGTATATAACCAACATTGTTATCAACTCTATCTAGTGATGGAGAATTATCTCTATCTTTACCCTTACCTGCACCATGTTTTAATTTTATTCCTAACACAGGACAAACATCAGGAT